CTGAGCAAGACAAGCAGGAGGAGCAGGAGCTTCAGAGGTAACTCCAAACTCAACACCTTGTCCCTCTTCGCCACCAAAAACATAATTAGATGCAGCTTCTCCAGCCCTCTCGACTCCGGTGTCAATAAGCGTCTCAATACCCTTGGTAGCTTTCTTCATTAACACGTCAGTAGCATAACCAGCGGCAAAGGTTCCAAGAGCTTGCATTTGGGCTTGATGGGTGACAAACCTCGCTGTAGCTCCAGGAGAAATTGGACATGACACTTCAGGCTCAATAAACCGCATAAACACACTTATGGAAAACGTCTTAGGAACAGTAGAAGACGTTGACCCAATAGTATTATCATACAGTATTTTCAATCCATTTAACTGTATGAGCGTCTGTTCAACATTAAAAGTTCCAGCTGACCACTTCTCTAAGTCGACCCAAGTATTATTGGACAACCAAGGCACAGTCAAGCGGGACTCAGGCATTGACGTAATATCAACAATCAGGCAGTCATCATGAGAAAACCACCCATAATCGGACAACGCAAGCGCATTATTATGTCGACGTCTATCATTTGGACAGCACGTCAACGCAAAGTAGCCATAGAGGAAAGGATTACTCTGAACAACTACTCTGTACTCTATAGCTTTCCATCGTGCATATCTGAATGTCCGAAGACATCCTTCATTAGCATTAACGGAAGCCCAGAGCTTCGGATTTATAATATTCATAAGAGTGGACTCCGAAGCCGAATAATTCTTTTGAAATACAAGTCTTTCTCTCGAAAGAATTTCGGTAGGTGTCTGGTTGATGAATGGGGATTCATCTCTAGAAGTAGGAATTCTAGGAACAAAAGAGGACACTTTGATCTCTTCTGTTACAAACTCAACTAAACCGTTTTCAACGGCCGGCGAAACATTAATAATATCTAATTGGTCGGCAATCTCGCTAGCGATAATGGAGTCAATATGGCAGATTAATCACATGACTCCTCGAAAATGGTCAAAGGAAGGGCGCGATCCGTTTTCTTGACCGGGAACACGTCCATGCATTCCCTTCCAGGTGCCTATTATACCGAGGCCGGTTGGATGCTTTTAATGCCGTCCCAAGGCGGGGCAATTATAAACTTAGCACATGAGAATCCCTTCAGCAAAACGCTGATGGTACTGTTCCCAAGTCTGAGCTAAAAACGGAATAGCATATTTCTTAGAATACTGCCACAACCGAAGTTTTTCTTTTTCAAAAACATCCCGGCCATGGTGATAATACTCCATACATGCTTGCTCAACATTAATAGCTAGTTGTTGTTCCACTGAAACCCCACGTTGGGGTTTGCGTATCCACAAAACCATTCCGTGTATGGATTCCAATGAAAGTGGAGCATGAGTTCCATGAGATCGCTGGAAACGTCTACATAAAAAATCAATCTCTTCCCATTCTAAATAATCCTTGGTACAACTACTCTTTCCAGGAGTAGTATAGGTCATACCAAAATTTTCATAAATAAACTTTGACATTTTTGGCATAGTCACAACCCCAAAAAGCTCGGGGTGGACAGCACCAACATTATCATCGCCATAAAAACCACGTTTAAGGTATTGATTAATCAATGCTATATAACTCTGAAAATTCGGAGAGCTAAACATTGTCCTAGAAACTTCACATCTATAGAACCAATTACTCATAAGTACATTTGCAAATGAATTCAAAACACCGGTTAACCACTGCCCTGAACCATTTGCCCAATTCATAAAATAAACTTCACAAGTTATAATCAGGAGGGGACCAACACTAGCAAAAGTGATACAATAAAGATACCAATTCATCTTCTCATCCGTCCATTGCGCGTACCAACGGAATGCGGAAAACAAACCATAAGCAAACACTTGACGAATACTAGTATCGAAATTCGAAAAATCTCCAGCAAAAAACTTTGCATCTGGCATAGACTGAAGTTTCTTTCGAAGAAACTCCCATTCATTACCATGAGGATTAATCCCAATATTAACATCGGAAGTTCCTCGATGAGCCTTCATAAAATTTATTATATCACCTATTATCATTATAGTAACAATAAGATGAACAAAACAACCAACATAAAAAAGACGCGTTTTACCAGCATATACACGTGGCAAGTCTCTAGTTTCATCTTTCAAACAAGCTTCCATTGCTTGTTTCAGAGTATAGCCTTTATCCATCATTTCAAACATTTTATCGATGGCAGCATCAAGAAGAGGGTGAATCCACCCGGTAGTTTTGTCAAACATTTCCTCACGCTTACGAAATCCATGAACTTTGCCCCAATAAGAAACAGACGCCTGCATATCAGACGACTGCAGTGCTTCCTGTTTAGTCAACATCCTAAACTCTCGACGAACATTTGGAAAGAAACCACAAAAAGCAGCTTCAGGTTCCTTGTCTATAAACTCAACGAACTTAGGATCAACAATCTTAACTGGAGCACACTCCACTTTAGCAACAGCATTAACAAGAGGCTGCACGAGCACAGTAGTTCCATCTTCTTGCTCAACATAAGT